GGTGATTGCAGCCCCTGCTGAATCTCCCAAAAGCACCGAGTAGTTACCACCACTAGCAATCGCGGCTCCCGCACCAAGCCCCAAGCGGAGGTTTGAAGTCCCTGCGGTTAGCGTCTGTATATCGTCGCCAATAGAAACTACTAGATCAGTGCCGCCAGTGGTATTGCCAGCGGCAAGCGTTGCGGCTAACGTGTCAGTAGTATGTGCTTGAGCATCGACATAGGTTTTAATTGCCCCTTGTGTCGCCAGTAGCGTAGCACTTGCACCGAGGGCACCATTATCAATCCCTGTAACAGTCGCACCTGTAGCCAGCGCTAAATTAGTATTTGCTATCAGATTTGTGAACGTACCAGCGGCGGGAGTTGTTGCCCCTACGATGCCTGTTAAAGCCCCTGTTACATTACCTGTTAAAGCCCCTATAAAGGTCGCTGCGGTAACTATCCCCATATTCACGGCAGCTAGCGCATCTACTACCGCAGCACCAGCACCAGCCCCATCTAGGTACACAAGTCTGGTTTTAGTTGTTTCAATAGTTACATTAGCCCCAGATCCCTGAGATATAGCTATCGACTGCCCACCCGTAGTGGCGTTTTCGATATACATAACCCGAGTAACAGTATTAGGCGCTATGGTTAGTGTACGTGTGGCTGTCAACGTAGCAGAACTAGTTACCTTAAAGTACATCGCTCGTGCTGGATCAGTAGCAGAATCAGCAATAGTCGTGGTGGCGTTAGCATCAGATGAAAACCCGTCCTGAGTTGCATACCCTAATGCTTGCCCAATAAGTTCTAAATTCAGGTTGGTAGAAGTACCCCACGTACCTGATTCATCGCCGGTAGCAATCTCTTTTAGCCGTAAATTATTTACATATGTAGCCATGCTTGTTCCTCTTAACTTGTTAACAACAAAGCTATGCTGCTATATCTGACCAGTTTGGTGTTTGTGATGTACTAATCTCTGACCAGTTTGGTGTTTGTGATGTGACGACAACGCTCCAGACGTTTACCCCGCCGGAGGATACAGTAACAGAGTTTCCGGTAACGGTAACCCCTGTCCCCTCTCCAATGGTAACGCTGCCAACAGAAGAAGTACCCGCCAAACCTGTAACGGTTACGGTGACCCCAGAGCCTTCTACAACGGTAACTGATCCGACAGCGCCAGTGAGTCCTGTAAACGCAGCATCTTCACCCCAGCCGCTACTTCCCCAGCTTTGGCTAATGCTGTTCCAGCCCTCAAAGCTAACATTAACGTCAGCCATATTCAGGCAATCCTGATAATCGCACTACTTGAATCAGCGGTTGGGAAGATGACGGTAAAGTCCCCGCTTGATGAAGTTTTATCAGAACCAAAATTCAGCACTAAAACTGCCCTATTTGCCGATCCTGCCGCAGTGGAAGAATTATAAATCACCGCTCCTCTTGCGGTAATGCTGGAGCTTGACCAAGTTACATCAGAAAAGTCTGTCAGAGCGGTGGTACTGGAGGTCGTCGGTGTAACATTGGTGAGTGCCGCTCCTCCCGCACTATACCCAGTGCCGCTGGATTCATTGGTACTGCTATAGGCAGTGGTGCTTGCATCCAGAGATGCGCTGCTCGTATATAGGGCAACCTTAAACGCATTGCCAGATCCCGTAGTGGTGGTTGTGCCGCCGCCACTACCGCTAGTAAAGTTGTGTATGCCTTGCAATAGCTCCTGCTTGAAACTCGTACAGACAGCTTGTGTAATCGCCATTACATTTTCCTCAAAATTTCTGCCATATCAAAATAGTCAGACTGCTCAAGCTCAGCAATCGCTGTTGTCTTGCTGCTTTTGACCGCCTCTTCCATGTAATACTTTATTGTACGGAACACCTCTGCCTTAAAGGCGTTTGCCTGCTCCGCAATAACCGGATGGCTTTGGGAACCAACGCTGATAATAGTGTTCGTGGCTCTTTCAGCCCAGTGGTCTATTGAAAGGCCGGTATTGTTTGTTGTTACCACGGTAACATTTCCGACTTCAGATTTAGAAAACTCGGTCATCACATCCTCGATTGCCTGACAGAGCCAGACCTATAACTATCTGTGGTGTCATAGCCCTCTCCCAGTGCTTTAAGCTTAGCAAGAGCATCCTCGTATCTCACCGCATAAAGTTGCATCAGGTCAGGCTCTCCCTTCAGGAAGGTGTAAGCCTCAACCAAGCAACCATACAATAAGGTGCTTTCCGCGTTATCTCCCAGCCAGCTTGTGCCAGCCGATGCAGTTGTAATTGATTCCGGCTTGTAAAAATAATGAAGCTCTGCCGTTAGATTAGCATTGGGGGTTGGTGCCAGAATAAAGCTGTCTGCATCAAACAATCCATAATACTTTGGTATCCCAGTCGTTGAGCTAGACGGGTAGGCTTCTCGGATAAAATTAACATCCTTAAAGAGCAAAAACTCATACCCGCTGTTATCGACAGCCAAAGAATATGGGGCCAGAAAATCTAACGGGGCTGTCAGGTATGGGGTTCCACTCGTCGTGGTGCCAGTAGAGTTTCTCTTAAAGTCTGGAAGTTGTACGGACTTGAGTATTCTGTCTTCTGCCTGCGTAATAATGACCGGCAAATTACTGACAAAGGTTGTCTCGGTAGACTCTAAATAATCTTGCAGCGCATTTTTAAGTGTTGTGAATGTCCAAGCCATAACTCATTTGCCTTTCAAGAAAGCTACTGACTGTTTAATAAGAGCGTCTTTAGTCTTCCTGCGATCTAACTCAAGACCATGCTTACGCATTTCTTTTTCCAGTTCTGCTTTAGTTAGAAGCTCAAGCTCAACCTTAAAGGGTATCTTTAGTTTAGCTGCTTTCTTTTTAATAACCGGTTTTTTAGGAGCCGAGTCCGAAAACTTCACCTTTTTCTTCTTAGGTGCGGCGGCAGGCTGCATCTCAGCCAATCTTTTTTCTGCTTGCGGTTTAGTCATTGAGTCAAAAACAACAATGTCATATTCACCGTATTCACCGTATTCACCGTCTTTGTATTTAGAACCTATCTGATATACAGGATCTCCCGAAGAAAAATTCCCGTTTTGAAAAACTTCTAACTTTGCCATGACAAATGTTCTCCTTAACTTGTTGTTACCGTCACCTTGCCTGACTTTGCCTCGATATCCAGACCAACCGTCACACTGCCAAAGGCTATATCACCACCCCCTACAGGGTTCCAAGCAAAAAGTTCTCGGCTCTCAGCCTGCGCTCTATCGGGTCTGGGGTCTCTCACGGGTCTGGGGTCATCAACCTTAACCTTGCCCAACTGCAACTGGGGCTGGTCACGGTCAACAACATCTTTCCCGACTCGAAAGCCGGTGGGTCTTTGGTTGACAATTTCCGGCACAAGGTCTTTTAGCTTGTACCTGAAGCCGGTCATGTCGCAAATACCGTAGGCGTGGTTTCCTCTAGCAAATCGGCTCAAAACTGATAGCCTCCGGGCGATATAAAGAAAGAAGCCTTGTTTCTGTCGCTCTCCGCAGCGAGAGTAAATTGCTCATCGTAATCCGCTTTAAGCATCTGTGCCCTAACCGCAGATTCTGGGTACTTCATGCTAATCTGATAGGCAAGGCCAGAAACTAGGGAGGGTAAAAATCTGGCAGGAACATCCATGTTGTTGGATGCGGGGCTGCCGGTATCTTCTATCCTCTGCATGTAGTAGTACGCAAAGGTGTATGTCTCTTGACCGTCTGGAGCAGGCCAAAGATGAACGATAATTCCGTCTGGATTTTTTTCAACGTAATACTGAAGGGGCTTGCTTTGAGTCAACTTGTTAGAAAGTTGTGAGTAATCACTAATAGAAATTCTGGTCATTGACTGATCAAATTGGCTCGTTACGCTCCCAGCATCTGTCCTGATAGACGCCTCTACAATATCCAAAATATCAGCGCCAAGAGAATAGGCAGTTGTCCCGGCAGTCAAAGCTTGCGTTGTATTTCTAACCGTCCAAAGAATAAGACCACGGTTTTGCCACTCAAGCATCAACAGGTTTAAGCTTCTTCTTGCTGTCTTGTAATCGTAGCCGCTCCTGAGTTCTGTGCCCGCTCTTTCAAAAGCCTCTTCCATTACGTCAGCAAGATCAAGGTCAAACGTATATGTGCCACTCGTTGCCATCTACCCTTTCCTCTTCTTCTTACGCGCCTCAGAAGACTTCATTACCCGTAACTCTTCGATACCTGCATAACGATGTTATACACATCCCCGCTAGTATGACCCACAGTAGTGAACTGTACGTCACCCGTCTTGCCGGAACCCGCGTTATTGGGAATGCCGGTAAAGTCAGTAAAATCTATTGTATCTGACCAGTCAGCGTTAAGCTGCCAAGCAAGCACATCAGTCGTGGCATCAAAAAATATCTTCACTCCCATACCAATAGTGGAGTAATAGATCTTTTGAATCGTTACGCCAGAGCAGGCAGCGCCAGACATTGGGTCGCTCGATAAGCCCGAAACATCTATCTTGGTTACTGCGCTTTCACCTGAGCCATCACTGACATTGGTAAAGCGAAATATAGCGGTCTTGCCGCCATCTTGTATTGTTTGTGTGGCTACTGCGTCAGCCATTTGTACACCTCGCTCCCATAGGGTTATATGCAACAGAACAGCGGCTGCGAGAAACCCCGCAACCAGCCATTCAATTTACGGTTTAAGCAATCGTTGCTATCGGGGAAGCAAGTGCCTCTGCCTTCCAAGTTGAGTTGGTTGCATCATCTGCAACGCAAGTCAAAGTAACTCTGGAGTTAACTATCGTAGAGTTAACAAGCGTCAAAGTATCCCCTGCTACATCGGTTGCAGGGTTGGCAGCGGTGCCACCCATCAATGAAAGAGCGCCATAGAAATTAGAAACCGCAGATCCCGGCAACACAAAGGTTACCGTCTTGCCGCTCCCCACTGCTGTCGTTACCAAGAACTCGTAAGTAATCCCCACATTGGCAGTAGCCAGTG